TCTTGGTTCTTGTTGTGAATAGTCAAATACACCCCACTTACAACCTTGTTCTGGTATAAACAATGACCTGATCAGTGGTCCAAGTTCCTTGTTCCGTGCTGGTATCTGCTGCAAGTTTGGATTATTGTAACTGAATCTACCAGTTACTGTACCACCTTGATCGGATCTAAGTTGATTTATCTCTGCATGTATTCGTCCTTTATGTTCATGTTTTAATATGGTATCTATAAATGTAGTGTGAGCTTTGTTTATTTCACGAGCTCTAGCAATATGTTTAACTATTGGATGAGGATGGTTCTTTAAAAAGTTTTTGGTAAACGATGGAGAATTTGTTTTTTCAGTTCGGTCAAAAGGTAGGTTCAGTTTTTGAAAAACTTGCGCTATCGATCTCGCAGCCCATATTTGGGTATCTATTCCTGTTTCTTTTTTTACTTTTTGCAAGCATTCTTTTTCTTCTGTTAGTAGTTTGTGTTTTAATTGACTCGCTGCTTCAACGTCTACTCGCACACCTAAAAATCGCATATCAACGAGGCAAGGGAAAAGTTCAGTCTCTAAATCAAAAATAGATTCTATATCTTGATGTTGTATTTCTTGTTTCATCTGTTGCCATAACTCTAAAGTCATTTCAGCATCTCGCTCTGCATACTCACCTACATACATGGCAGGTAGTTTGTACATCTCAGACTTTGGATCTACACCCCAAAGAGCTGCCGTTTCGTTCAATACAGCCTCGTTTTTGCCTTTTCCAAGGTAATCGCGACCCATGGAGCCTAAATCATAACGAAAGCGATTCTCGTCTACGAGAGAGCCAGCAATCATGGTATCTACTATGGTTCCGTTAATTTTAAGATCTGCAGCACGTATAAAACATACGTCATACATAGCGTTGTGGAATATCTTTGTAGAAGGATAATTTAGAACAGTTCTAAAGTAATCCATAACTTTTTTCTTATCTAAGTTACCACCACCTTCGTGTGCGATAGGATAATATCCAGACCATCCTTCAACAGCTAAAGCTATACCAACTATTTCTGATCTACCTGTAATAGATCCAGATCCCATAGTTTTTAGTTCAGGATCTTTTGTTTCTAAGTCAACTGCTATTTCATCATACTTAGATAAGTCAGGAAAAGATTCTGGTGGCACCCACTCGGTCTGTGGTTTAAATATTGGTTTTTGTATCATCTTTATCTACCTTTTCTATATTGGTTAATTTTTCAATATCTTCATAAGGAACCATTGTTATTTTATCTTGCCTACCATCTCTTTGATAAACTTGATAAATACCTTTTCCTTTTTCATAACCTTTCTCCTTTAATTTATTTATTACATGATTTAATAACTCTTGTCTATCAACTATCAACCAATACTTGTTTCTTTCAAAAACAATGTAGTCAGCTTTGCCTTTTACCCAACCAGGTTCACCTCTTACATTTGTTCCTTCAACCCACGCAATATCATCTTGAAAATTATTATCCCATCGATTTTTCTTTTTCATTCCTTTAACATCAAATTTATAAGTTTTATTTTTAAATACTCCTTTGACATCCCAATGTTCTTTTATGTTTTCATAATCATTTGCCCATATTGGATCTATTAAATTTTTTGCAAATTTTTCTTCTGATATCTTTGCTTGTTTTCTATATTCTTCCCAACTCATGAGTAGTCCCTTTCCAATATCATTTTTAAATAATGTATTGCTTTTTCTATATCTTGTTCTTTACCCTTTACAGAATGCCTGCAAATATATTTTATAGCGTTTCCTTCTGCGAACAAAAGTTTGTTTTCATTTATAAACTCCGCTGGTTGTATCTTCATATTACGGTAGTGCTTGCCACCTATCTGCTCTTCTAACGAAGAGTATGTTGTTCCTTTGAACATATCTTTATTTGTCATATACTATATCCTTTATATTCTTGTTTTGGTGATATGATGTGTAGATGTTCCTTGGTCCGTGTTGCACCAACATAGAACAATCTGTTTTCATCATCAGGATTTTTTTCATATCCCTTCATTGTGTTTTCACTAAGATCAGTTAACAACACAACGTTTTGTGATTCACCACCCTTTGCACCATGTATGGTTGACAAAGTTATTCGTGGTTCCTCGTTTAGTTTCTCTCCATTCTTTCTCATCTTTCTTAGATAATTTACATCTCTGCTTGGTGCATCATCAAATGCCTCAAACCAAGGTTTATCTGTTTTCAAACCATAGGATTGTTTTAGTGTATCCAAGTCATAGGATGCATCTTTTAACATACCCTTTAGTTTAGATTTATCTGTATTATCTTTCATGTATCCGTAAATTCTTTCTACTTGTTTGTACATCATAGGTTGACCTTTACGTAAGTTTTCCCAATCTTGTGCAGCATAGTGTAGTTCTTGTTCTTTTGTTTTTTTAAATTTGTTTCTGTAATACAAACCGTTTCTGTACAGTGTATCTTCTAATTCATTTAACATGTATTTAGTTCTGGCCATGACTAACCATTCACCTGAGGTCATGTTTAGTTGTTCAAAGTCATCGTATCTAGATAACGCTCCCTGATGTGTCTTTGGTTTCCAAGACTTATCTATTCTATTTCTAACTTTGTTTATTACATTCATTGCAACATCGTGCACCATAGCTGGTATTCTATGCGATTGTGTTAGTGGCATCATCAAACCTTTTTGTGCAATAAAAGAATCTACATCTGCACCTGCCCATCTAAATATTGCTTGGTCATCATCACCTGCAATAAAAGAGTCTGTTGTTTTATTCCAAATACTTTTTGCCATATCCCACTGCATTAGTGATAGATCTTGTGCTTCATCTATAAATACAACATCAAACTTTGGTGACTTATCTGATTTAATAAAGTGTAGTATCATGTCGTTAAAATCTATTAGATTGTATTCTTTTTTGTATCGCTCTATCTCGTTTGCAATAATAGTTAGCTTATCTCTTTCAAGATCACTGTTGTGCTCTGCTAAATCAAACTGTTGTTCTGGTGTAATATTTCGTAACTTTGCGAGATTTATTATTCGCAAGTATTCACTGTCAGATGTAAATATACCATTGTGGTCGTCTTCAAACTTTGCATAGTTTACAGGGAAGCCTAGCTTCTTACCTAGATCAACATAGTGTCTACGTTGCATTACGTCTTCTTTTTTTACACCAAGTTTTCTAAACGCCAGTGAATGTAGTGTTCTAAAATATGGTAGGTCGTCTTCTGTAAGATTAAATTTTTTAATAGCTCTATCTCTTGCTTCGTATGCTGCCTTTTGTGTAAAAGCAAAGTATCCAACTTTATCTGGGTCTGTTTGTTTTAGATAGTCGTCTACTTTGTTTAATAATGTAGTTGTCTTTCCTGTACCTGGTGGTCCTAATACTATTGTTTTCATTAGTATGGTGACTCCTCTTTTAATTTTTTAGGTTTATAGTCATCTGTCTTTTTGTCAAACTCTTTGACTACAAATACAGATAATCTTTCTTTTCCGATTCTTTTATTTTCACAGTCACATTTTTCTTTTAGTAGCTGTGCTGTTCTTGAATAACCAAGATCCCATCTTCTACGCATTAAAAACTGATGATAAAATCTATCAAATACAAAATGATGGTAGCCCTCTGATGTCCATACACCACCTTTTTTTAAATCATTTTTATCTGTTGATACTTGTCTATTTAAACAAAACTCTTCTAAATGATTTTGTAATTGATCTTCTGTTCGTAATCCCTCTGCAGGTTCTGTGACTTCTGCATTGTTTAATAATATATTTGTAATGTTTACCCAATCTTTTTCTTTTAATGTTGGTGGTCTGTTTCTTAATTGTTTCATACATGCCTCCTGAAATAAACTTTGCTGTCTCAAGTATTTTACATTCTCTAAGTATAATCTTTCTCCGTCTACATTAAGATAGTAGTAAGGGTCCTCCAAGTCTATAACCTGGAGGTCGGTTAGCCCAGGAAACAATATCTCCTGACCGATACCATATTTTCTAGTTCGACATAATGTTTTATCACACATACTACACATCGGTTCATCTTTACATTTATAACCCCATTCTTTTTTATCGTGCTGTGTAACAACTATTTGTACCTCTGAATCTGACAATGGTTTCTCCATTGCAGTTGCATTAAATAAAATTAATTTTGATTTCCATTCTGCTGGCCATTTTTGTTTTGCATATACTCCATAATGAAATAGTGCATTGTTTCTACCACCTTCACCTATTTTATTCATAGCTAGTGTTTCAATACAAGGTGGTCCATCACTATATTCTGATTTAGGTCTTTCTACTTTTATACTGTCAACGTCTTTTACTTTTGTAGTTTCATACAACGCAAAAAAATCATCCAGTGTAGCACCTGCTCCATCTTTTTTAAATGCATATCTTGTTGTTTCGTTACCAGAAAAATATGGTAAGTTTAAAAAATTTCCTGTATCATCTTTCGATTTTAATTCTGTTTGTTTTGGAAAAACTTCTGATCCACCGTACCCTAATACAGCTTTTATTTCCATCAACTTATCTTGCATAGATCTTGCAGACACATAGTCTTCTGTAAATAAAAATACATGTGCGCCACCAGATTTA